TGCGCAAAATTTTACTTTCTTGTTTTTAGTTAAAAAGGTACATCTAATTTAGTAAAATTATCCCACTTCTCAAACCTAAACTCACTACCTATGAACCTTGATTTATACATACCCGCTTTGCCGTTCCTATTCTTAGCAACGTCAATGATACATAATCCATCGCAAGGCTCACCCATGTATTCGTCTAACTTGTAATACTCAGGTCTGAATAAAAACCATACCTGGTCTGCATCCTGTTCTATCGCTCCGCTCTCCCTCAAGTCACTTAATAAAGGCTTCTTATCTGTTCGTTCTTCGCACTTTCGACTTAGCTGACTTAAAGCTATCACAGGGATATTGCAATCTTTAGCAACTGTTTTTAAGGTTCGGGAGATAGTACTTATTTCCTGCTCCCTACTTTCTTTTTTCGAGTGCATAAGCTGTAAGTAATCTACCACCACTAAGCCTATGCCATACTTACTAACCATTCGTGAAATCTTAGACTTCGCCTGTAAGTCAGTTATCCCCGCTTCATCGTCTATAAATAAATCCAAATCACCTAACATCTGATTGGCTTTATAGTGCTTTTCGCTTTCCTCAGGTCTTATTTCATTGTCTCTAATCCGTTCAAAAGGTATTGAAGTATTCTTAGCAACCAATCTACAAACCAACTGCTCATCGGTCATCTCTAAACTCAAAAAACCCACAGGCATATCTTTAGCAAAATATTCAGCAACTTGAAGCGCAAATGCAGTCTTTCCCATTCCAGGACGTGCAGCAAGTATGATAAGTTCCCCAGAAACAGCATTTAATTCGTCTGTAACGAACGATAATTTAATTTTGGTGTTATCACTTGTCTTTTTAATTAAAGTCGCTAAAATCGCATCTATACGCTTTTCTTGTTTTCTGGCTGTAAACGAGTTTAGGTTATTAAGTTGGATTTGTACGTCAGAAACTAAGTCTAAAATATCTTCGCTGTCGTCTAAACTCTTATTGCCTGTGTCTCTGGATAACTCGGCTAACTCCCTTCGGATGTAATTCTCTTTCAAGACTAAGCAATGGGTTTCTAAGTGAGCAGCACTCGCCACGTTAGAAGTTAAAGTTACGATGTGATATGGAGTAGCTAATTCGCTTTGCTTGTTTTTTTTGATTTGGTCACTAACGGTTAGAGTGTCTATGCTGTGACCGTTTTCGTATAATTGGATAATCGCAGTATATACCGCTTGATTAGCTTTATTGAGGAAAATCTCTTTAGCGGGTATCTGTTCAATCAAAGTAGGTACGGCAGTCCTGTCTATCAAACAAGCCCCTAAGACTATCCTTTCGGCTATTTCTAAATCGCTTCCGTTCATTTCATCCAGTTTTTAAGTGTCGTGTGCATGACCTTCTTTCCTGTTAAGTAGGAAGGTTTATTAATCCCGATGTCAACTTTATCGAATAGGTTTTCAAGTGACCCCGCTAATTTAAGCAAATTAGTAAACTGCTTGTAAGTAACTTGGTGTTCAAGGTTCAACCAATTACACGGTTTTTTAATCGGGTTGTTTTTGAATAGGTAGGTAATGAATTTGACATAGAGTTCGTATTGGTCGGCTTCTTTATTGCTTTCCATTTCTTCTGTATAGAACTCTTTACTTACTTCTATCTTATTCTTTACTTTAACCATATCTTTATCCATATCCATATCCTTACACCCTTGTAAGGGTCTTGTAAGCCCCTTGTAAGCCCCTTCTTTTATTTGATACTTTACAAGCTGGTCTATTACTGACTTATGCGCTCTGTTCTCTGGGTTTAAGTTGCCGTATTGAAACTCTATAAAACCCGTTAAAAACCATTTATCTCCACCGTTAATAACACGAATATTATCACCTAATTTTTCTATGGCATCCTGCTCAGATATATTATTACCCGTTCTGATGTTCGCCACCTCCATATCTACCTCCCATATTCCCGCATGATTGCAGTCTGTAAATAGGTAAATAAATAGCAGCTTGTAAGGTGCTTCTAAGCCCCTCATTGACCGCTTCTTGAATATATCGGTATCAATAAATCTTTTAGCCATAAATAAAAAAGCCCCTAATCCGTCAGCGTCTCACACCCGCTTCAGGACTAAGGGCAAATAAGGTATCTTAATTGATAGTGTGAGTATCATATAGCAAATATAGTAAAAATTTTACTATAAAAGGGTTATCTGCTTCTTCTCATTAACAGCACTAAGTATATTCCTTTTTGCAAGTTCATAGTAGCTTTCCTTCAATTCAAAACCAACCCCGTATCTGTCCATTTTAACCGCCTGATAAACCTCGCTGCCAATACCCATGAACGGAGTTAAAACGCTATCCCCTTTGTTCGTGTAAAGATGAATTAACCGCTCAATAGTAGGAAGTTGTAAAGGGCATATGTGCTTTTCATCTTTTTCATCCCTGCCAGACCTAAAATTAAGAGTATCTGAATAGTCTATATCCATCCACACAGGACTTGCATACTTCTGCCAAAGGTCAACAGGTATATCACATTTAACAGGGTCTAACCTTTCTCCATCCTTTCTAAATATCATTACATAATCTGGGATGCCGACCCTTGACATTGTACTATCTTTCTTAATCTGCTTATGAAGTAGTCCGAGTGCCTTTGTCCTTTGCATTTCAATTACAGGGTCTTTCCATATCGTAACCCTTGAATGATATATAAACCCATACTTAGTAAATATGTCCAATATCATACCGCTAAAATCCCTTAACCCTATAAACCCTTCTTTACCTTTTTGTATAGGTAAATCCATGCAATGAACAGCTACATTTCTTCCAGACTTAATAACCCTGTATAGTTCTTTTACCAAAAACCCAAACTGAATTAAAAACTCCTCATAGTCTTTGCTATTACCCATATCCTCAACATGGGATGAATATGTGTATAATTCAGCGAATGGAGGGCTAAAAACGCTAAAACCTATACTTTCATCCTTTACATCTTTGATTAATTGAACACAATCTCCACGCCTTATCCAGTAGTTATCATTTTTCTCCTCACTAATATCATGAATAACGCTATCCATTAGTTTGTTTTGGAGATTTGCGTTTACCGCTTTGCTCATTTCATCTTGCATCTTCTCGAATTGTTTTTGTTTTTTATTTATTGATTGGATAACATTACTCATCGTGTCCGTTGTTACGATGTATATGTTTACCTCATTTGACTGCCCAAACCTATACGACCTTCTTATTGCTTGATACAATCCCTCAAAGCTAAAATCTATTGAGGCGAAAATCTGATTTCTGCAATTCTGATAATTCAGCCCGAACTGCGCTATTTTGGTTTTTGTAATTAGTACCCTGAATTTGTTATTTGCAAAATCAAGAAGCCTTTTTTCTTTTACATCTGGATTATCAGACCCCTTAACCTCTATTGCATCTGGTATTAAAGACCTTAATAATTCGCCTTCCTCATTTTGCTTTACCCATATAATAAAGTTCTCATCAGAATTATTGACAATTTCAGCAGCGTCATTAAGCCTGTCAACCTTAGTAAGTCTTAACTCTTTGTTAAAGTCTGTTGCGGATATAATAGCGTCATTAAACAACTGACCATTATTTCGCTTGGATGTTTTTATCTTCCTCTCAATTAGATTTAGCGGAGGAAGCGAATACCCATCCATCTCAAAGCCTATATCTTGTGGCTTATTTAGCATTATAGCCCATGAACTAATAAATTCATAAAACCTTTTAGATGCGTGACCCTTCAGCCTCCATTTAGATGTATTTCCACCATCATGCACAAAATACATAGCTAACATTTCATTCCTGCTCATCACATCTAAAAACTCGGAATGATTACCCAACTCCATAGGGTCATTAGGTGAAGGTGTCGCAGTACACGCTAACTTGTATTCAGTTTGTGAAAACTTATCAAGAATTAAGGACTTGGTTTTGCCTTCAAAGTTTTTTAATATCGAACTTTCATCTAAAACAACACCACCAAAAATAGACGCATCTATATTTTCAAGTTGCTCATAGTTGGTTATTAATATGTCTGTTAAGTGGTTTAGCGTTTCCATCGCTTGCATACCTTTGCTCCACTTCTTAACAGGTATTCCAAACTTCTCGCCTTCTGATATTGTTTGACCACTAACTGCTAATGGAGCTAATATTAGAACGGGTTTCTTTGTGTGATTGGCTACCTGCCTTGCCCATTCAAGTTGCATAATTGTTTTACCTAATCCACAGTCAGCAAAAATAGCATACTTGCCAGCCTTTAATGCTCTTTTAACTATAAACTCCTGAAAAGGGAATAGGTTTTTATTCAACCTATCTACTTCAAATCCGCTTTCCTTGTGTGTCTTTTGTTTCTTTTGAAGAAAATCTATGTATTCCATTTGTTATCTGTTTGTAATTAGTCTATAAACAGCTACATTAACCTTTTTACCGTAGCGGGTTTTTACCAACTTATCCTCTGTTCGGATTTTGTAACCCTGTTCCCTTAATCTGAAAATTACATCAGCTAATCGCCATGTACCGTACCTTTCAAGGGCTTTTAATTGGTTAATACTGCCGTACCTTTTTAGGTGATTAAGGATGTCACCCGTTAC